GAGCCAGAAGCCGTTGCGAAAGCTCCGAGTTGGCCGAGTGCATTTGAACCCGAGGTAGGGCTTGTTTGTGCGATTGGGTGGGCGTTGATTTTGATTTGGCCACCACCGAGATATTCTGCGCGTTGTAGGCGGAAATCGGGACTTGTGACTTGAAAATGGGCTTTAAGAATTTCGACATAACGTGTGCCTCCTCTTGCGTCTAATTCGAGCAAGCTTTGTACTTGGAAGGCTTGACGAAGCTGGTTGATTGTTGCTGCGGTGGCCGTTGATAAATCTGCGCGCAGGCCTGTTTGTGACGATGACGTCGAAAATTTCATGAAGTTAGTTGATGTTGCATTAGATTCACGAAGGATGACTTGGGAACCATTGCTTTGTGCGAGACGAGCTAGGTTCGTGGTTCCATCTGCTGAGAAGTGTGGTTCGTTTCCATCTCCATATATTGGAGCTGATAAGCCTAGTGGTAAAGTTACGGCTGAGCCTTTTTGTGGCCACGGTAGGGCGCTGGTGAAATAGTCGTGACGTTTGCCGCGTTTTAGTAGGGTATATTCGCTTGGGAGGTCTGGACCGTTGTCTTTTGACACTGTTACGGAATTTTGTAAATTCTCGTCCCTAAACCAATCGTTATAAATTTGCTGATAGCAGCGTAAGGGTAGGGCGTTTATTACAAGTCCTGGGATTTGTGTAGGAAGTCCGTATTTGTCGAAGATTGAGCCGACGGCTTCGCCTGTGGCTGCTGTAGTAGTAAGCGTTGGAATGACAAAGTCAGTACTGTCGCCTGGGTTGTCTTGAGCGCCGTTGAATTTTTCCCAGTTCGTCCAAACAAGACGATTTGGTACGAAGAAGAAGAAAAAGTCGATGTAGAGGTTGTCCATGATTGGAACCTTTTGAGTGGCCAGTCGTTGAAACGTGGATAAGTTGAGATTGCAAGTGTCGCCTGGTAAGATTTCATCGACGAATATTGGTACAAGATAGTCAAAATCATATGTATCTTTCACTGTGTGTGATCGGTCAAAGGTTGATCTCGCCATTGATACGTTGGGTGTTGTGGCGAAAGAATGTTGTGAGTTTCTGTTCGATTTTAGCATTTAAAGGTTCCTTAGGTTTTTTTGTAGGTCGTCAAATTTCTTTTTTAGAATTTGAGCGCGGGTTTCGTTTCTGGTGATTTGTTTTGATTTGCCTTGGTTTAGGCGTTCCCAGTTGATGTTGAATTCTTGTTTTTGTGCTTCGTCCTCCTGTTTGATTAGTTTGAGTAATAGTTCTTCTTTGATTTTGGTGCGGTAGTGGCGCCAGTGGCCCGGTCGCTCCCGTTTCAGCCATTTTTCGTAATAGCGCGGGACTCCGGATTTAACGCCATCCGCATTGATTATGTAGCCATGATTAAAAACATCTTGCCAGTGTTTTTCAAGCCATTTTTTGCCTATAGCGTGTTTGCTCGACTTTTTAGATATAGGTTGATAATCGTGTTCTGAATCGTGTCCATGTACGAGTTTCTTTGCAGCATATCGAGCGCAGTATCCTGCGGATTCGATTGTGACTGTTCCGACTTTTGTATCACCAAGGCCCCATAGTATGTCGAGAGATTGAGAAGTATAGACTTTATCTCCTCTTTCGGTAGTGAATTGATGAAGCTGATCTGATGGTGACCAGTTAAAGATAATAGCATGCCAATGTTTTCTTTTTGTGTTTTCACCGTATTCTCCTGTGACGAAATAAGAAATTTCTAGATGAGGTTCTTTTGATCTGAGACGTTTCATGAAGTCTTGAAAGTCTTTGTAGTTGAGTTTGTTATCACCGAGGTTTTCGTCGTTGTAGGTAAGTGTTATGAAGGCGTTGTTTTCATACATTGATGCTTCATGGATGCATCTTTGCGCCCATTGACGTGCATATTCTAGTCTACATGAAATGCATTTGGAGCAAGGTAGTTGAAATGTTGGGTATTCTTTGCTATATTTTGAAGGTGACCAACAAATGGTCTTTCCGTCAGATTTGAAACCGACGGTTTTAGGGCTTGTACAGCGCATTTGTACGGGCCTTTTTTTTTATAACCTGATGCCGCCGCGCATAGAACGTGGCGATAGGTTAATTTTGTGAGTACCGGAATGTTTCTTGAACGTTCGTTTCGAATGTTTTTTGCTCATTGGTTTTCTTTTCACAGTTTTTTCCTTTTTTTAAGTATTTGAAGATTTTTAGGATCATGTCAAGTATTTCGGCGAAAGGTAAGTTTTTCATTAGTTTCGGTCTCCTTGCTTAGGACTATTCGGTAGGTCTAGTCCAGTTCTGAAGGATGCCTTTTTTTGAGACATCCTGTCAGTGGGCAGTATTACATCAAGGAGGGTAATACTGCCTGTGCAATTTTATTGCAGATTTGTCTGTTTTTGCTGTACCGCTTTGGTTATATGATGCGGTGTAGCAAGTGCGTCTATTTTTCCGGTAGAATCGTCCAATGTACCGATGTGGTACAGGTCGAAGTCTTCTGGAAATTTGTGCATAGCTGTTTTGTCGTCATTACACCATTGGTTGAATTGACGTTCGGCTTCGCCGTGTGTTTTCGCGTAAAAGGGCTGTGTGTAGTATTCAGCTTTTGCGTCTCTGATTGAGTAGATTTGTTGGATCATTGTTTTTTCCTTTGGTTTGAGTTAGGCGCGATTGCCTAAGTCGTTTCCTATTTAGATGTCAAATAGGCGTTTGTAAAGTGTGTTTGTAATTTTTTTATGTGTGGAGGACGGGGTGCTATGTGACCCTTTTGGTCACGCACCCCTACACCCTAGGGGGATGGCCGAGCCTCCCCCTAGTACCCCCTACGCCGTTCGGCGTACTTATAGAGATAGAGACGAGGGGTAGATTAGCTTGGGGGTTGTTCGGTAGATTGAGCGGTAGTGTTCGCGTTAGTCGCGTTTATTGGTGCTTTTTTTTGCGGTAGAAGCCCCAGCTTGATTGCCTCGTCGTAGTTAGCGTCGTCTTCGACGAACGCTATGAGTTGTTGAGGATCGTTCTCGAAACGAGAACGTATTTTAGAAGGGAGAGCTTCGAAGGCATGTTGTGCTTCGAAGACTGTTTGAAGGGAAGTTTGGTAATCTTGAACGTTGGAAACGTCTAAGAATTGACCAACTTTTTTAGATAGGGGGAGTTCCCCTGTTTGATGATAATTTTTGATGATGTTATTTATATCACACTGTTCTTTGAATTGTTGTTGTGTGAGTGTGGGATCTTCGTTGATTGATTCAACGGAGATTGTGCCGTTTTTACGGCGAGTGATGATTTGATTTGTTTTTTTTCTAATTTCCATTTTAGTAGCCTTTTCCCCAAGGGATTGTTTTTTGTTGACCCTTGTTAGTTTTGTAGTTTTTTAGTTCGATTTTGTTTTGTTGTTCTGTGTGTTTTTTAATGGCTGTGCCTTTTTCGGCGTTCCATATTTGAGCAGAGCGAAGGCGGTCCCAGAGGCCGCCGAAGAATTCGCCTTTTCCGGCGTCTGCGCCGAGTGCTCTTGTTTCTTGTTTAGTTTTTTTTGTTTGAGCTTCAGTTAGTTCTTTACTTGCGGCCATGTTGCCGAGTTCTTGTTCTTGTCGTTGCATACTTTGTTGCATTTGTTTTACGGCAAGTGCTGATTCTAGTGCAGGCGCTATAGTATTTTGTGCTTGAGATGCTGCACCGGAAGGCGAAGAGGCTCCAGCGTTTGCCGAGAGAATAGGATTTAAGCCAGCGGCTTTAAGGTCAGTAACTTCTCGTTGATGAGCTGTGGATGACATTCTTTCTTGAAATGCCATTTGTTCGCGTGAATTAGCTTGAGATTGTTCGTTGGCTCGTTCGCCGCCAAGGACGTTGAGACCGGCGGCGGCGATAGAAGGACCCCAAGTAGATAGGAATCCGCCTCCAGCGGTAGAAGCGGTCCCAGCGGCAGTAACGGCGCCAGCGCCGCCAGCAGCGGTAGCGCCAGCAGCTCCTGTGCCTGCAAGATAAGGATATGCATAATAACCGCCAGCAGCGATAGCGGCAATAGTCCCGGCTGTTTTCCATTCTTTAGAGTGATCGAAGTCTGGCAGGAGGTCCCTGCCAGTTGTTCCAAGTCTGTCACTAAACCAGCTCATATTAGAATTTTCCTAATTTCACTGGTACGCTATAGGTTTGCATAGGTCGAGCGTGTTTATAAGAAAACCAGTAGTCAGCGATTAAGTCCGGTCCGTCGGTGACGGCAAGTGCGCGTGCGATTGGTGTATTTTGCACTATAAATGTCGCATTAAGGGCAGGTAACGAATTAAATTTTTCAGCCATGTGCCAGTAATCGAGAGGTGTTGAGAATGTAGATCTGAATTCTCCTCGGATTTGTGAAGGCATGTAGCGGTATTCGGCATATCTTTCTTGATATCCGAAAACGTCGGCATCTTGTGTTGGGTTCGCTGTTCCTTGGGCGTAGATTTCTTTGTTAAGAATTGTTTGTTCTCCAAGTTCTTGAAGTTTAGGCCAGAAGAAGTCATAACGAGTGGACCGAGACCACATGCGATTAAGGCCTTGTTGATAAGTAAGATCAGCACGGGCACACGCGATTCCAATGACATATCCGTGTTCGACGAATGAATGGGTAAACCCAATGCTTGAGCCAGAAGCCGTTGCGAAAGCTCCGAGTTGGCCGAGTGCATTTGAACCCGAGGTAGGGCTTGTTTGTGCGATTGGGTGGGCGTTGATTTTGATTTGGCCACCACC